TTTTTGAGGTACTCCGTAAACAGGGTTAACCAGGATGAAAAGGTTAACAATTGCGAGATCTGGCATCGGGGTTACGTAAATTTCTTTTCGTGATACCGGTAACAAATAAAGTATTTAAACAGTGACTTTATACGGGGGAGGATAGTTAACAGCGAATCGTTTCAGCGAAAAAAATAGTTATTTCATGGACGCGTCATTGTCATTTAACTGTCATTGTGCGGGGGTAAAAAAGAGGCAAACGGGCAAAGCAGAGGGCATCATGAACGATCCTATGTTTGTCGAAACGCTGATTATCTCCTCATCGTTTTTTATTATCGCGATTATTTTGATTGCTTCCGTGCTGCTGCTGGAAAACGGCTGACCGTTAGCCAGCCGCAGTATTTATTGTTTACGGAACGTCACCAGTTCAGGACGGGCGATACGCAGATAGTCCTGGGTGTCCATAATCACCGACTTTTCCAGCAGGCCGGCGTTAAAGGCGATCTCATCGAAGCGCTCAAACAGCAGCGGATCGGCGACCAGCGTCAGATCCGGATGAAAGCTGAAGGGGGGAATGGCGCCGAAAACGCAGCCGGTAAGCGCATCCACTTCAGCCGGACTGGCGAGAGAGGCCTTTAGCCCACCGAAATGACTGGCCAGAAGGCTCAGATCGGCCTGCCGATCGGCGGCGAGGATTGCCAGAATATGTTTCTTAACACCGTTGCCTTTTACCTTGCAGACCAGTGCTTTTGCACCCTGCCGGAGATCGGTCCCGCGAATTTCACTGACCGCTTCGCATTTCCCAACGGCCTCATGCGCCACCACGCGAAAGCGCGCCTCCTGCTCGGTTAATAAGCTGATTAGCCGCTGATGGGGCGTCGTCCCGATCACGTCATCAGACATAACGATTTCACCTGTGATTTGCCAATACGTAGCTTGCTACATTAGCACGGGACGGAGAGGGCTGAAAGAAAACAGCCAGCGGGTGCGCTGGCTGTTGGGTCATGCGTTGCTGGTGGACGACTGTTTCTGGAGCAATTCGCTAAAATCTAACTGACTGAATTTAATTAATAAAACTCCTTCCCCAAAACATCCCCAAAATAATTCCCCAAAACTCCCTGTTTAAATCACAACTTTTTTCCATTCTAGACCACGATCATCTCCATACATTACGCTCATTGCTTCGGTTTTATGTCCTAAAAGAGTTTTGACATCTATACCCTGAGCTTTGTATGTTCTTGATGAAAGCGAGCGCTGTTCATGAAACGGCGGAAGGGCAGTGCAATCCTTAGGCCAGGTAATATTTGCTTTATCTCTTGCCTCCTTAAAATATCTTGATATCGTTTTTTCTGGAACGTGAGATCCCGCTTTACCGTAAGCGTGATGCTTAACATGGTGGATCAGATAAGGGCTCACTACTCTATCGCGACACTTACTAATAACATCAGCCAGAGTCAACCCGATTGCATCGCACCTTAAATTTAAGGGGATAGCTAACTTCATTCCGGTTTTATTTTGGGTAACATGAAGGTGATTATCCCAAATGTCACTAAACTTCATCTCGACTATGTCACCTATCCTTTGCCCGGTTACTAAAGCCAAAAGCATAGAATTTTGAGCGCAAGGCGGCAAAGAGCCTGCGCTTTCAAAAATCAACTTCCATTGTTCAATGCTAAGTCTACTTCGTTTCACTTTGGCTACTGGATTTTTAACAGCTAAGGCTGGGTTGTAGCCAGGATCAACCTCGCCAGCATGCTGCGCCTCTTTGAACACGTCGTTTAGTACGCTTCTTATCAGTTGGCCCATTCTGTGCTTTCCCTCTGCCTTATATTCATCAATAATTTTTGCAATGAGTCTTGTATCAACATCCTTCAGGCGAAGGTTTGGCACTCTATCTGCGAGAATCTGAGAACATAATCGTCTGGATTTTACAGTAGGGTTTTTTATCTCACCGTCACGCAACCTTTCCATCTGAATTTCGATGTATTTTTTAATCCACTCAGAAACACGTATACCTTGATCCTTTTTCCCAGAGCTCTTCATTGCCATATCAATCAGAGCATAAGATTGCTGAGTTTCCTGTTCTGCGGTTATACGGTTCATCTCGATTGCAGCAGCTTTTGCCGCTTCATCATCTGTTCCGAATCCAATAAATGAACCTGTTACAGGGTGGCGATATTGCCAATAAATTTTTGAAGTACGCTTATCTAACTTACAGTAAAGGTTGGGTATTTTGACATTATGTTTTCTGGGGCGAGCTGCCATTTATTGCTTTCTCCACTAACTGGCGGGCCTTGTCTGATAATGAAGTTGAAATATCAACACTGCCAACCATGCCAACAAAACGAGCATCTTCATCTATAACCCAGCGTCGACCTTGCTTTAAGGCTGGCGGATAAGTCTGTTTGGTCTTTGCTATTTTGTTTAATGCTGAGTTGCTTAATGGATATTTGAATCCATTAGGACCAGATGCCCACTCATGAAGTGTTACTAACTGCCCCATGCGTTTCTCTCCACTTAACCGGCTGCACCCGGTGTTTATTTCTGCAATTTATCCTTCATGCTCTTAACTGTTACCGTAAGCAGATCGATATCAGTCACTTTGCCATGAATTATTTCAGCTATCCGCTCAACGATAGCGCGGTAGTTTGTTTGTTCGGCACCCTGAAGCATGGCGGCGCGGCAGGCGTTCCATACTTTCATAGCGACGGTCGGAGTACCGTTGTCCAAAACACCTAACGTCAACACCAAATTAGCGGCTTGCAGCACGTTTATCTCATCAGGTACAAACGGAGCTGGCGGGGCGGTATACAGAATGCGTATCTCAAAGTCTGGATGTTTTGCGAACCCTTCATACTGCTCTTTTGAGCAGTCATCCCAACGGTCACGATCTTCGTAACGCTCTCGCCATTGGTAAACAGCCTCCGCTTGGAGCGATGCCTTCGCCCGGATCATCGCAGCAAGTGCCATGGCCGCATCTTCGTTTACTGCTCCTAGCGTCGCATCGCGCTCTTCTTCAAGCTCAGCGATGGTTTTCAGTAGCCATTCTTTTAGGGTAGTGCTCATTGGGCGGTCTCCTGGCGTAACCAGATGCACACAGCACCGTCTTCAGTATCGTGAATAGAACCGACAAACCAGCCATCACCATCTGGTGATTCTGGCTGCCACGATGAAATGTCATAGCCGTCCACATCGGGATCGATGTCATCCTCATCGCGGTACTCCACTTTCCACTCGAGGCCGTTCTTATCCAGCCAGGCGTTGAATTCATCAGGTGTGATAGATTCACGCCCATCGCAAAATTCATCGTAAAGCGGGTGAGTCCAATAACCGTACTGGTCGCGTTCAACCGGGATGGCTGAAATTTTATTGCTCATGACTGCACTCTTTTGCGAAGCTCGTCGGCGAAGTTCTCAGCATCAGCGGCCATGCCAGCAGCCTCTTCAGACATCCTCATGCTTCGGCTACGCAGAGCCTGCTGTCGTTCTCGCTTATGTGCGGCAAACATCTCCACACCCTGCGCCCGCACTTCAGCCATGAAAGCGTCGGTAGCCTTGAATGGGTTTTCTGCTTCAACATCGCGTGAAACGTAGGAATTGATTTCAGATACATAATCCATTGGAATTCCAGCGTACAGGTACTCATCCTGGTTAACGTACTCGTCATGGTTCTCGCTGATGTCAGTCAGCAGGCGCAGCATCTGAGCATTCTCCGCAGCCAGCGCAGCAGCTTCATTACGATTCTTACGCAGTTCCAGAACAGCTACCTGCACTGCATAAGCGAACATAGCAGCAGGGCGGTCACTCACTTTTTCACTGTCTAGTTGCATGTTGACAGCAATAGTCATCAGTTCATCCAGCTGTTCGCCGGTCATTGGTTTATTGGCTGTCATGATTTTGCTCCTGCTGCAATTTGTGTTGCTTAACGAAGTGGGCCACAGCCTTTGACTGGCTGGTCACGATCCCATTAAGGATGACGTTCTTACCGCGATAGATTTGCGCTTTCCCGATCTCATTACCTTCAAGTCTGACGTAAAGAGTTTTCCCTCTGATCTCAGTTTCAGGGACTGGTTGTGACAGGCGGTAAGTTTCACGCGCTTCGGCAATCGCTTTATGTTCGTCCATAATCGACAGCGCCTCGGCCAGTGCAGTCCCTTCAAGAGTGAAGACGCCTTCATCACTGATCGTGGCCTGAGCCATCAGCTCAACGAAACGGCGTGCGTTCTTTACACTCAGTTCCGGCGCGATAGAGCTACGGGTTACTTTCGATTTACCCTGGGCAGCCGCTACAGCTTTATCATGTTGGAGTACTTTCCCGGCCTGTTCGCCATACTCCATAACGCGATCAACCGCGACATCGACTGACACAGCACCGGATTTAACCTCCTGCTGAACGTCATGGTTCGCCGTACTGAGGAGCAGCAGCTTCTCGACGGTGGCCACAGACTTATTCACCAGCTTTGCTATCTCGCTGGTGGTCTGGTTAAAGGCGTTATGTAGCTCCTGAATAACAGCTGCCTGTTCCATATCGGATAGCGGGAGCTGGTTGTTACTGGTCATGATGCGCGCCAGGCGCTGAACATCGTTACCGTTGAACGGCATGATGTGGATACGGTCTACTGGCTTACCTGCTTCTGCACAGCGCGCATAGCAGCGACGCCGACGGTGGCCTTCAACAACCCACACTCCACCTTCATCGCGGGCGATAACTTCCAGTGGAGGAACAGAACCACCGTTCATCAGATAGTTGAAGAGGTCATCATCTGCCTGGCGGGTACGCTCATCATCTTCGCGTTTGTTGAAACCTTCCCGCACATGGATTTGGTCAAGGCTGATGAACATCCCGGTATCGGTGCGCTTGATGGTCCCGTCACGGGTCATTTGCTTGAATGAATTAGCCATCAGAGAGCCACCTCGTTATTTTGGGAAATGACGATGGCTGATAGCTCACGCAATTCTCGCTGGGCTTCCAGTAAATGCATATTGGTTCTGCTCTTCGTGTGGCGTTCAACAATGCGGTCACACTCTTTGGCCCAGCTTGCGACATCTTCACGCAGAGTAGCGTTCTGAACAGCCAGTTCCTTACGCTGAGCCATCGCCTCACAAAGCGCGACGCTGGTATAGTCCAGGCGGTTAGCCAGTTCGGTCATAATGCCGCGATAAGCTGGCGGAAGGAGAGGGGCTGCCTTACGCGCTGCGTCGATCAGCTGCTCCCGGGTCATGCGTGGTTGTAACTCGGTGACGTTCTGTGTGTTCGTCATGGATAGTTTCTCCGTGTTATACGCGCTCTGCACAGCGCTGAATTTTGGTTGCACGAATCCCTCGCCGGTTGGCGACAAAAAATAAAGGGGGTTCGTTTTAGTAAGCACCCAACCAGGGCACTTAGTGAAACGGGCGGCTGCCACCGCCAGTCAGCTTCTCCACAATTGAGAGCGCGTTCTCCTGAGTTGATTTAACGACTACGGCCTCTCAAGTTGAACGCTGAACGCGCTTTCAGTTGTGTAAAAGGGGCGGTCGACATTAAGGACATTCAAAACTGCCGACCGCCAAGTCTACACACAGCATCTGGTACAGCTACTTCGGGTTACCACATCAAAAAGAGCACTACCGCGTTCTGCCGTACCATCCTGGCTTTTGGTACATCAACGGCTGCGAGATGTTTTTTGCATGCCAGCGCTCTTTTGGTTATGGCCTCGTCTCTTCCGAGGTGTCACACCTGATCGCCACGCTGGTGAAACGTCTCTGGCCGTCGTACTTGCCTGGCTTGCACATTCCGGCTACCCGCTGGATCTGGATATTGTCTTGCAAGGAATCCCCGGACCGCTGCGGCACATGTGCCATATGCCGTACTGCTAACTGTTAGTAGCTAATGAAATCAATATGTACCAATAGTTCAATTATGTAAAGCACCAAAAGTACACTTAATGATTGCAATGCAATAATGTATTGATTTTTCGGGTTATTTATTTTTATCAGATAATGATGTTATGATTAAATAAACATCAGAAAGGGGCGCATTAATGGATTTGGACGATGAAAGGGTAAGTATGATTGTTCATGCCATGGGCAGGGCGGTTATGGATTTGTCGCTCTCAGGCCAGCCATTGACGCAGGAGGCTATCATCAAGAAGCTGGAACAGTACCGCAGAGAAACGGGCAATGTGATCGGCAAGGGAGTTAACAGGGATGCTGCGGAGATAGTGAGGAAAGGTAGTAAGGCTGTGAAGTAGGCATAAAAAACCCGGCTCAATGGCCGGGAATTCATTTAGTTCGCTTTCTCGCAACCCGGCTGCCCACGGTCAATAACTTCGGTTCCCTCTACAATAAATCCGAATTTACCGAACAGGAAAGAGTGGTTGAATTGAGTGACAACAACGTCAGAAAGAGCAACAGAGCATCTGTTCTTCTCAATAGCACGATCAATGGCCGTTTTCACATTCGGAATCCCGAGCGGGAAAATCACGACTGGAGCAGAGTCTTCTGCTTTAACGCGCGCGCCTTTAACGAAATTGTTTGAGTTGAGATTGTAATTTTTAGTACTCGCTACAGTCAGATCCGCAACGCGAGAGCTGCACCCAGCCAACATCATTACCCCAAGAGCTAAAGCTAAAACTTTTTTCATTTTTTGTTTCCTTTGATTGCAATCGGAAACATCTTAACATAAAACGAGGTCTTTGGAGATCACCTGTTCTAAGGGCTTTCAAACATTAAAAAACCCGGCGCGGTGGCCGGGTGCAGCTAATTATTACTCTTCGAATGGTTCTTCTGTAAAATTGATATATGGTAAATTAAAAGATCCAAGCCCAGACATACTGATTAGCTGCTCGGCGTAAGATTTTATGTAGGGGTATGCTAAAGATGGTGCAATTGAACGAACTTCAAATGAAGCGAACAATTCGCTCGATACTTCAGAGTCAGTTGTGAAATCAAAATCATAAGAAATATCCACTTTAACAACATTTTCGATTGTCACCTCAACTTCATAACGAAATCTGAAGAGGTTCTGATCCTTGGTGTTTCCGTAAAATTCATTAGAAATAGTTACATTAGCTTTAGCTTTCTTTTTACCGCTATCACCCTGAATCATTTCAAGGGTAGCTTTATGAACTTTCTTTGAAACAAGATTTAATTTCATGATATTAGATTAAAACTCTCATCCAGGTAACGAGTGTTAGTTGAGTGAACCTTTGTGCCAATCACTCCATCAAAGATTTTGGTTGCTCTAGCCCGCGAAAATGTGTGTTTAACCGCTTTTAGTTCTTTTCTTTCGGAACTCATAGAGAGTGGACTAACCACCTCTGCTCGCTGAGTAATCCTTCCATGTGCAATGAAATCTGGTATGTTCGAAAAACCAGCATCTATATTCATATGAGAGGAAACTGACACACCAATTAACTCAAGCAACTCATCGCTAGAATCCAACGGCGTCCACTCTAATTCATTGACATCTTTAATCAAAATTTCCGCAGGAATGCCAAGTCCATTATGTATTTTTCGAATCATAGGCAGGCTCAATGGGCGCTTCCGGTTAAGCACTTCAGAGACTTTAGATGCTGAACCGATAAATTGCTTCATGTCAGCAGAAGTTAATCCCTCTTGATCCATGCGGAATTTTATGGCCTCAATGGGATCTGGCTTGTCCATCTGGAAATTGGCTTTTTCATAATGACCAACGAGAAGAGTTAGCAACTCGAACTCGTCCATTTGGTCTGTATCAACTTCAAGGCCGGCATTGGCTAGCTCAATGATGCGAGCCATAGCTTTATCATAGTCACCTTTGGTTTTAATGATTTTCCAGTTTTCCATAATCTCAAAGCCTCCACTTATCATACTCGGCATGAGTCCCGACTTGCTCAACAATCACCGTTCCAGCCACAAACACCACCTGAACAACCAATCGATAATCATTACCTTTAATGTTAAAGATAACCCTATTGTTCGGACGAAAATCGGCATGGCTGAATCTATTTTTAATGTCCTGAGGAGTTTTCCATTTAGCTCTACACGCTTCATCATACCAAGCTTCAAGTGGCCCTTTTGCCTGGTTGTGCTTCTTGATGAACCTCTGGAGCTCCTCTAATCCTATGACAATCATATCTTGCCAACGTTCCCCTTTTGGGAATTATAAGATAAATTCCCAAAAAGGGAATGGTTCATACAAACTTAGTTAACCTTTAAGCTGTGCAGTTAGCAAGATTGCTCCCCTCAACAAACGTATCGTCAGTCCATTTTGCTAACGATTCTTGCGATACCCATGTGGCATACCAAGAAATAACATGCCATCACATCAGTCGCAGCCTCGTTTCTATAGCTTGTTATACGCTATTGACTCATGGATGAGTGCTTTGCCCATGATGTATAGCTGGTCCTGATTCTCTTCAGTTACGTACCAGTCTTTGTATGCCGGATTATCTGAAAGCACGGCTAACTGTAATCCCTGCATTTGCAGGCGCTTGACATGAAAGTGTTGCCCGAAAACAAATGCATAAACTCCGTCAACCTTGAAGTTCCTCACTGACACATCAAAGAAGAGGCGATCACCAGATTGAATCGTTGGGCACATGCTGTCACCGTCTACAGTCATGACCTTCACATCGTGCTGAGGTCGGTTACCAAAGAGGGAGCGCGCATGTTCACCTGTGAACTCAATAGCATGCAGAACTTCTACAAACTCAGAAATCATGAACGAGCCTGGCCCCGCACTGACAGTCAGGTCGAGAACGTCGACGCGGTAAACGTCATTGGCAATACTGGCTTGTCTTTTGATAATCCCATCCTCAGAAGAGTCACCTAACAGGTAAGTGGCAGACGTGCCAAGATAAGCTGCTAATTCCTGCAACTTTCCGCGCCTTGGTATTGCTTCCCCGTTAAACCATTTGCTCACAGCTTTAGGTGTTAGCTTCATTTTCTTAGCAATTTCTGCCTGTCGACCATGAATCTGTAAACCAGCTTTTTCACAGGCCAGCGCTAGCCTTTTGGAGAAGTCTTGTCGCGCTCTTTCTTCCTGAACCATGAGTTCAATAATAGGTGTACTTGCGTGAACTATCAGTTCCGTCATAATATGTACTTTAAGTTCACAAAGTGAGGTTCATATGCAAGAGGAAAAACTCCCAACTCTTACCGAAGCAATCAAGGAGATAGGTGTCATTGCCATCTCTTCTGCGTGCGGATGTAGTGTTCG